TTTGGCAGAACAGTTTACCGACTCTGCCTTGCGTTAGATAGGTATTAACGTCATCATTCATTCGCCCGACAAAGATGATGTCATCCGATGGGTCTTTGTTGACTTTAAAGACAAAGCTGTTCATTGCTTTTCTTTTGTAAGTGTTATTTTCAAACGAAGTAGCTCCACCAATGAAATCGCCACCTTGAGCAAATGCTATTGTGTGTGCCTTTGTCTCATCTAGACATTTGATCATTGAAGCAAATATCGCATCTAGGTTTCTTACTACTTTAGCTTTAAGTGCGAAATTTTCGACATACCTGTATTGAAACGATGTGTAATCGTCTTCGTACTCGAAAAAGTAATCTAACTTCAGATTGCGTGCTATGTCATAACATGCGTTTCGAGCATAGACAATGACTTTGTTGCCAGCAAAGTTGTCCATGATGTCGAATTTGTCTTGATATTCGTTTTTGCTGAAAACAATGACTTGATCACCATATTTTTCTTTGTATTGATCAATGGTCTTATCTTCGTCGTCAACAATGATAAAAATTTTGCCTGTATAACCATGCCGCCTGAGTTGGCCATAGGTTATTACGTTGTCAGGCCTGCCGTGAGACAGGATGAAAACAGCATAGTTGTTACTTACTATCATTTTTGATCTTGCTGCTGCTGAAGCTATGTTTTCTTTTTAGATACACAATTTCTTTTTCTTGATTTTCAACTGTATCTTTTAGCTCCCAATCATCACTTTTATGATCCTCACCTAGAAAATACACATCGTAATCAAGGGATACGAAAACATCTTTATCTTTTACAGAGTTTTCATAGGGTATGACTTCATCCACCCATTTGACAGCACGTAATTGCATGTAGCGCTCATAGATTGATTGCTGCGTGGTTTTGTAGTTTGGATTGCAGTGCAGGCCGACAATTAAGAAGTCGCAATGCTTTTTTGCTTCTTCCAAAGCTAAAACATGGCCAGAGTGCAGGATGTCTGCAACCATTGGGAAAAAACCAATTTTCATTTTTGAAGCTCCTAGTTTGATTGAGTCAACTTTGTACGCTTTGCAGTTTTTTATATGCAAGTCGTAATATGCTTTGTGCAAAGGTTTTTTGGGAAAATTAAAAGCAAAGAACAACATTTTGATGGTTCCGCTATGAGCGACAATCAAAATTCTTTTGTTTCTGTACCTTTTTTCAACATCATCAATAAATGATTTGACTCTATAAAAAAAGTCCATTTTGCTTTCTATATTGAACTTGCGTAAAAAATTTAAGTTCTCATCTTTAAGCAATTTTTCACTATTGAGGTGCTTACCTTCTAACAATCCTTTGCTTAATTCTTTTAATCTTTCATCATAAAAAATTCTTGTGTTTTTATGATTAATTAAAATGCTAAATGCTGTTGACTTTGCTCTTTGTAATGGAGAGCAGAAACAAATGTCAAAATGATCTGTTTTCAGTTCTTCTGATATTTTTTTTGCTTGCTTAATGCCAGTGAAATTTAACGGAATGTCATATTGGCCATGCATAATCCCATTTTCCTCGACTTCAACGTGTTCAAACATGGTATTAATTTCTTCAGTCAATCGAACAAATCCATTTTCTATTGCTTTATTGAAATCAATAATCACTAAAGCGCTATTTTCCATAAGCTCCTGACATTCTCTCGAAGAATGAGCATAAAAATTAGCAATTTTCGAATAGTCAAAAACAACATGCCTAGAAGCAGCTGTCATTAAAAATTGTTTTTCTTTATCATTTAACTTGCTTTCCCGAATTGCAAGTATTAATTCCATTGCTTTAGAATCATCATATAGTTCCTCTATAGATGGTTTCTTGCCTTGTGGCTCATAAATCGGAGTTTTGATTTTTGATGTGTAAGGATTATCTGGATCTATAAGCTGTACTTCATCAGCAAATATTTCATCTAATTCATTTTTATCAAATCCAGTTAATTTCAAATCGAAACCAAGGTCTTGCAGTTCTGAAAGTTCGAGCGCCAGCATTTGCTCATCCCAACCTGCATTTATGGCTAGTTTGTTGTCAGCAATAATGTAGGCGCGTTTCTTTGCATCGCTCCATCCCGTGGCCACCATTACAGGGACTTCTTTTATATTGAGCTTTTGAGCTGCCAGTGTGCGACCGTGTCCGGCAATGATGCCGCCTTGTTCATCAACCAATACAGGTGTTGTCCAGCCCCATTCCTTGATACTTGCAGCAATCTGTGCTACTTGCTCATCAGAGTGCGTGCGTGAGTTGCGTGCGTAAGGAATGAGCTTATCAATAGACCATTTTTCGACTTTATCTGCTGGGTTCATGGTGTCCTTGAAAAAAGGGGCCGAAGCCCCAAAGCTGGCAACTGCTTGTCAGCGCCCCTATTCTGCTATTAAAGGTATAGGTATGTCAACAGGCCATCGCCCACTTTCGGTCAGCGCCCGAACCGTTTTATGGTGCGCTGCCTTCCAAGTTAACTGTCTTTCCTCTTTTGACAATTTTGCCCCTGCGTCAATTTCGTAATGACATCTAAGGCACAGAGCAGCAACAAGGTTGTCATCAGCCTTGATGCCCCTGCCTTTGCCGCCGCCCCAGTTGGTATGGGCAGCTTGGACCATCTCACCAGAACCACAGCATTGACAGTAAAGGCTTGCCACCAGCTTTAAGAGCTTTTTGCTTCTGACATAGGGATGCTTTGAAATCATTGGTGCGCCCTGTCTTGCATCCGGTTGGTTGCTTCTCTGGTTCTGAATATTTCAATGTCTAGTCTTGCAGCTTCCAGCTCCCACTTTAGCGTTTCTTCTTGTTCGATTGCCAGTGCCAAGCCTTTGAGCAACTGGTGATAAGCAGGGTCTGCGTATGCTTCGCGCTCCTGTGCGTTAGCTGCTTCTACACCTAATTTCAGTGCATCTTTCATGAGCAAGGCTTTTTTAGACTTGCGGAATTCTTCAAGATAAACCCGCTGCGCTTTGGCTTCGCCGTAAGCTGGGGCTTTGTCCCTGATCGTTTGCGCTGCTTGTTCGGGGTTCATTTAACCTCCATCACCATTACATCAACACCCGCTTCTGATGCGTAAACCTTGGTTACATGAGCATCAACAATCTGCGTGTCATCTTTGTAAACGATACCATTCATGGCATCACAGATTGATTTCGACACATTATCCCAGTCTGGCTTCTTGGTTGGGCGCTCTAAGCCACTCAAACAGGCTTCAGTGCGTTTTTTTGAGTACGACTGGGGGACTGCATGCCTGATGTATAAAAAAACGCATACAGGCGTTTCTAGCGGATCAGTGCTGCCCATCGCTTCGGTTGCAAAAGACTTGACTTGGGCTTCGTAGTCTTGGGTTTGCTTATCGGTGTAAACCCTAGTAAATTTCCCAAAGCGTCCAAACCTTGGCCTGCCTTTGCCTCTGGGGTCGCCCTCAACTTGAAAGTGAATTTGCATCATGTTGTTGCCTGTTCATTTCTGAAATCAAGGTATCGGCTCCAGCCTGCCCACGAATCCGGTGAATGTCGGCTTTGACTTGCAGCCACCAGCTCTGAGCTTTCACCCTGCCCAATAATTGCACTTTCTGGGCATAACGCTGCTTCCATTCCCTCGCTTCGCACTCGATCATGTAGGTCGCCGGTGGCGTACAAGGCTGCGCTGATTTGTTCAAAAGTAAATTTGTGTCCTTCACGAAGCTTATCCAAAAGTTTGTTTGCGAGTTCACGATTCATCAAAACTGCTCCTCATCAGTCCAGTGCTTTGCAACAGATGCTGCAGGACTGGGCAAAGGGTTTTTGTCTTCTTTTGCGTGTTTTGAGCAAAAAGGGCGACTGCCGTCCATTTTCACAGCCCATCGGTAAGAACAACCTTGCACGCTGCACATCAGTTCTCGATCATCTTGAACGACAGGCTGGGTCTTAAAGTTAGTTAGTGCCATGATATTTTCCCTCCACGATTTTTGCAAAATTGCTTGGCTTCAGAATCCACTCAAGATCAGCAGTAAATGCCCTGCCGTCTTTGCTGTTCACCCTTCCAGTCAAAAATTTAGACTTGCCGACATGCTGGAAGAATTCACCCCACCACCCAAGAACATCGCTACTGTCAATCTCTGTTGACTTTGACAACTCTTCTGCTACTTCACGCCATCGCTGCCTCAAATAGCCCTGTCTAGCAGCATTCCAGACCTCAACCTTACGCAGTGTTGGCAAGTGCTGGTGGTACAGGCTGATGACTTCTGAATGTTGACAATCAGGAATTTTTGCCAAAAGTTCACCTTCAGGTGGACATATATATTCTTTAATTGGTTCTTGGTTATTGGTTAATGGTTCTTGGTTAATGGTTGGTTGAACGTCCGTTGAACGGGAGTTGCTCCGGCGTTCGGCAGATGCTTTACCAGCCCTAGACGCCTGTTCAATTTTCCCTTTGAAATGGGCAATTTCTTTATCAGCTCGGGTGTTTATCCAACCATCCTCAGTCAGCTTAAAGAATTCCTGAAGCACCTCATGCACCTCTGCCTCATGTTCTTTTAGACCGATCTGCCGTGCAACGACCGCTATACCGCTGTTCAACGGGCGTTCGCTTAAATAGTAGGCATCAAGCAAGCGCCGGTAAGCAATGTCTTCAATGGGTGAAAGATGCCTTGTGTGGCTTACATAGTCACCAATGTTGAATTGGTAGTAGTGCATTAAAAATCCTCGCAAACCTCCTGAAAGAAACAATCGGCAGGCGGGAGGTTCGCTTTTCGGGTGGGAGATCAAGCCCAACCTAGCCGTGTTTCAAAAAAATTATAGTCGATCAAACCATTCTGGCCTGATGACCATAAGCTGATAAAGGCGACCTTTTGGAAGAGCCTTCCACTGAAAGACCGCGCCCCTCGTCACACCCAGCAGCCTAGCCAGCTTGGACTGTGAACCTGCCCGATCAATGGCTTCTTGCTTTGTCATTCGTGCATTGTACTACACAAAAGAGCTGTTGCTTATCAGGGAAAGTCCCTACAAAAAACATTCAAAAAGACTTGATGGCTGTTAAGAAAACTATACAATGCACTCATGCCTCAGCAATTCCGCCGGGGTCTTTTAAAGGAGTCTTAAATGGCACACATGATAGAAAACAGCACCCTCACTGGCAAAGCAGAAATCGCTTACGCAAACCGCACCCCTTGGCATGGCCTTGGTCAGCAGCTCACCCAAGATGCACCCATTGATGTCTGGCGCAAAGAGGCTGGACTTAATTGGGAAGCACAAGTCTCCCCCGTCCTCTTTTGGCCTGAAGGTCTGGCTGCACCTCAGGAAGTAAAAAACAAAAATGTGATCTTTCGCAACGACAACAAAACTGCACTAGGTGTTGTGTCAGACCGCTACAAAGTTCACCAGCCAGCTGAGGTTTTGAACTTCTTCAACACCTTGGTTCAATCAGCTGGTTTCACTCTTGAAGTTGCTGGTGCGATCAAAGGCGGCAAGCGCATCTGGGCATTGGCAAATGTCAACAAAGAAGCCGTGGTCTTGAATGATGATGCCGTCAAGGGTTATCTACTTCTCAGCACATCTTTTGATGGCACAGCCGCAACGATTGGTCAATTTACCAGCATCCGAGTTGTTTGCAACAACACCCTCTCTGCGGCTGATACGGAACTTTCACCAAGCCGTGTGATGTTGACCCACGGTGCAGACTTTGATGCAAGCCTGATGCGGGAACGCCTCGGCATCATTGTTGGTGGCTTTGATGGAATGATGGACAAGTACCGGTCACTTGCCCGACAAGGTGTTTCACTGGAATACGCTAAGAATTTCAGCAGCGAATTATTCCCTGCGATTTTTGACCCACAGACCGAAAAGCTGAAAGAGTCAAGAGGCTTTAAACGGGTTTTAGAACTCTTTGATGGTGCTGGTATCGGGGCATCAGACCAAGGGGTTTACGGCACACGCTGGGGCTTGCTGAATGCAGTCACTCAATACATTGACCATGAGCGTGGACACAATGTAGACACCCGCATGAACAACGCTTGGTTTGGCAATGGCAATCGGCTGAAGTCAGAAGCTGAATCACTCTTGTTGGCTTAATACCGATGGGGCTTCGGCCCTATCGTATTAGGGAAAGTCCTAATAAAAACTGATGTAAATCTATTGACCACTGTCCAGAAACCTATACAATGCACACATGCCCCGAACTTCTTGGGGTCTTTTTAGGAGATAGCATGAACATTCATTTTGACGAAATCATTGAAGGCTTTCACTTCACCGGCATGGCAGAAGTTGAACCCGCTGAACCAGCCACAGACATCGACCCCGCTTGGCCTGCCATCGTCACCGTCTTTGCACTGCACATCGATGGCTCACACAAAGACTGCCTCGAGATCATTGACCCCGCCATTGTCCAACGCATCGAGAAAATGATTGCGGAGGATGTATGACAGTGCTTGAAAACTTTGCCCAGCTCGCAGCTTCACACAGCACCAACTACGCAGACCGCCTTGCCCTGCACATAAAACTGCTTGAGGCACATATCCAAAGCCAAGATGCACTGCTGGAGACATTCCAGCAAGAACTTGACCAAATTCTTATCGAACTTTCACAGGAGCAATCATGAAAATCAAACTTACAGCCTTTCTCCACTTTAGAAAATACGCATGGCAAAAAGACGGGGAATATCAAATATTCTATGCGCGTCTTCCAGACGATGACACATTGTCCTATGTTTGTGAACAAGAGGTCGAGATCGAAGCTCCAGACGACTACGACCCACGCGCACAACAGATTTCCGCGCTTGAAGAAAAAAAGCTAGAAGTCATGGATTACTATCAAAAAACCGTGAACGACATCAACGATCGAATCAGCAAGTTGCAAGCACTGGAGTTCACAGCATGAAGAATATCGCCACCGCATTAGTCAAGGCTCAAAAAGCCTTTGGCCCTGCCCTCAAGACCAGCACCAACCCGCACTTTCGTAGCCGTTACGCAGACCTCTCAGCTTGTGTTGAGGCTGTCATTGAAGGCTTGAACGGGGCTGGCATTGCCCTGATTCAGCGCACCAGTGAAGACTTGACAGGGGTAACAGTAGAGACTGTCTTCATCCACGAATCAGGCGAAATGCTGGAATGTGGCAAGCTGCATGTCCCTGCTAGCAAGCAAGACCCACAGGGATACGGCAGCGCCCTGACCTACGCTCGCCGATACAGCCTGATGGCAGCTTGCGGCATCGCACCAGAAGACGACGATGGCAATGCTGGTAGCCGCCGCCCAGAGATTAAGACACCAGACATCACTGACCACCTGCTGGCGATTGAAGGCAGCGGCAACGCAGACCAACTAAAAGAAACTTACAAAGACGCTTTCGATGCCTGTGAAGGCAATCAGGCTCTTCAAGCCAAAGTCATTGCAGCAAAGAAGGCACGAATTGAGCGTGCTAAACAGGAGAAGTCATGAGCGAAGAACAAGGAACAGAAAGCTGGTTTGCCGACAGGCTGGGCAAAGTGACCGCCAGCCGTATTGCTGATGTCCTTGCCAAGACCAAAACTGGGTACAGTGCCAGCCGCACCAACTACATGACGCAGCTGGTGCTGGAGCGAATCACCCAGACCCGCGCAGAGTCTTACTCCAATGCAGCGATGGCCTGGGGCACTGAGCAAGAACCCTTTGCTAGAGCCTCATACGAGGCACAGACTGGACAGATGGTTGAAGAGGTGGGGTTTATACCTCACCCCGACATTGAAGCCTCTGGAGCCTCGCCTGATGGCTTGGTGGGTGATGATGGCATGGTGGAGATCAAATGCCCATCATCCAGCACTGCCCTTGAAGTTTGGCTGTCTTTCTCTCAAGGAGCAAACCCTGTTGACCCAAAATACTATGCCCAGATGCAGTGGCAGATGCGATGCGCTAATCGGGCTTGGACAGACTATGTGGTCTTTGACCCCAGAATGCCAGCCAAAGCGCAGTTATTTATTTACCGAGTCGAGCGCAATGCTGACTGGCTCAAGATCACTGAAGAAGAAGTCCTGAAGTTTTTGGCAGAAGTAGATGCCAAAGTAGCCGCCCTGAAATCAATCATTGGAGAATGAAATGTCAAAAGTTAGCAAAGAAATTTCCTGCATCGTTGGTGAATACCGCAACAGCGAAGGCCAAACAAAGAAGCGTTATCAGCGTATTGGGTCTGTGATTGAGACCAAGAACGGCCCAATGCTTAAGCTCGATGTCATCCCGCTGCGTGAAGGCGGGTGGGACGGCTGGGCGTACATGAATGACCCAAAGCCGCAAGATGACCGTCGCCCAAAGCAAGCTGAAGATTTTGAAGACATACCATTTTAAGGAGTCAACATGAACGCAGCCAGCATTGAAAGTAGCGACCGCCTAAATCGTGTGCTTGATCTGCTGTCTCAGGGTGGGGAGTTCACCACCTTGGACATCATCAAGTCAGCAAATGTTTGTGCAGTGAATAGCATCATTGCCGAACTCAGACAGAACGGCCTAGATATTAACTGCCAGCGCAGAGGCGACAAGTGGTTTTACAGATTGGAGACGAAATGAAATACACATACTATCCACGTAGCCACACCGAGTCACTGGTTTGCCGAGCCGTGATGAGCATCATTGGTGCAGCCCTTTTAGTCATCGCAGGGGTTGTCCTCATGCTGGCTTACTTTGACGTTCTGGTGAAGTGATGTTCAAGTACATCTGGACAGAGTTTCGGTTGATGATAAAAACCGTCACGCCAACGCAGGCTGCGGCACATGAATTGATGCACGCAGAACACGAGCTGCTGGCTGCTGAATCTGGGGCTGAATATGCAAATGCGCTAATTGCGTATAACAAGAATCGGGTCAAGCGCTTGAAGGCGTATTTGGCAGCACCAGAACCCAAGGAGCCAACATGAACGAAGAAGTGCGTAAGGTCAAGCCGTACCCCATCGTGCCTGACGACATCGAGCCAGTGTCAGACCAATGGCACAAGATCGGCGCGTTCATGCTTTGGTGTATTTTTGCGGTACTGTTGGTGATCTGCTTGGCGCTGTTCTTCACTGGCGTTTGGATTTGGAGTTTGCTGATATGACACAAGAAGACATCATCCGCATGGCGCGGGA